AATCAATCTCATTAAAATCAGACATTTAAAAAATCCTCTAAATTACCAGTCCCATATTTTCGTTCTACCTTATTTACATTATCAGAATTATGATTTACACTATTGCCTTTATGTTCATAGGGCATTGTTTCTGTTAACTCGTATGATGTTTCGCCTGGGCGTTTAATTTTCCATTGTAAATCATCAACCTTTGGATAATTTATATTCCAATCACATGTAGATTGATTTAAATACTTTCTTGCTTTCTTATTTAATGGATAGATATATCTGAATTGTTTGCCCCACACTCGACTAAAGCCTAGTTCTCCCATCTTGGTATCATTGGGCCGGGGGCCGTATTTTGTATCAGGACGATTCATTTCTTTCTTCATTTTTCGTTGAATGGTGCGAAAGTGAACCTTCTCTCCTGTTTCAGAAACGTATACATCACTCCATATGAATCCACCATACAGAAAGTTTGCAGCTTGATAAACATAGCCAGGTTTACCAACAATTCCATCGGCCCAAGTGTATAGGTATTTTCGTTCTGGTGTGTTTTCTTTCATCCACTTCACGGTCGCAGAAATCATTTGAGATTCGGAGTTGCGTGGCATTTCATCATCCATGCACATTTTACCAATCTCATAATAATCACCAGTTGATAATTCTGGAAACATCTTACAAATAGTGCCCATTGGATTTGTACCCCAACCAAGAGTAAGAATACCAACCAACTCATCCTCAACATATGCGCCTAACCAATGCTTAGTTAGTTTAGGCATAACAGGAGAATAGTGTCTAGATTGAACAAAGAGTGTTGCTACTCTCCAATCAACCAGTTTCATTTCTATCACAGTTCATTTTCCCCATAATCAACCTTATATCCTTTATGAGCATTTTTCATTTATAACTCCAAATCTTGTGCTTCATTATACAGAGCTTTCATAGTATTTTTAAGTCTATTCTTATCCAGAGTAACATCTAGTTCGTTAATATATTTCTCTAACAAAGTCATCGTGTCTTCTGTGTTTTCCACAATATCGTCAGAAACATTAGTTGCATCCAGTTCAGAAAAATCTTCAATAATCTTTACATCAAAAGCATCAGCCATCAATAACCTGTCAACAAACATATCAAACCTATACAAATCTTTCTTGTTCACTACAATAAGTTTGACGTAGTGTTCTTTGTATTGAGAAACATCATGCTTGGTATAATCGTTCTTTGTGTCATCATAGTAAATCTTTTTGTATATCGTGTGGGGGTTTACAATATATTCCAGTTCTCTTGTTGCAGTATCAAAGATATGAAATCCTCTTGGATCGTTAAGATCGTTCCAATAAATTTCATAAGGAGCTCCTAAATAAAAAATCTGACCGTCATCAGATTTGTGATGGAAATGTCCGCTGAATACAACATCAAATCGTTTAAATAGTTTCTTATCCCAACCATCAGTAGCAACTATTGTATTAACATTCATCATAAAACCATTTACTTCTAAATGGCCCATCAAGATATCTGCCTTTGATTTGGCCAGAGCTTTCATCGACTCATCATAATTATTATTATTAATCCACGGCATCAAAAGTATAGGCGTGTCATCAAATTCTACAACTTCAGGACTAGCGTATACAACAATATTATCATAGTTGTTTATAATCAAATCTAAACTATTTACTTCAGAAGTATTTTTGAAGTAGGTCGTATGATTACCCACAAATGCATGTAAATTAATATTATATTCTTTTAATTTATCAAACCACATCTGCTTAGTTTCTTTTAAAATATTAAAATTAATATACTTTCTTCTGTCAAAAGTATCTCCTAAATCAAAAACAACTTTAATATCATTTTTCAACACATAAGGGAAAAATACATTTTCATAAAACTTCTTAAAATGTTTTGAAAAAAAGAGAGAATCGTTGCGAGCCCCAAAATGTTGATCTGTTATAATAGCTATTTTCATATAATCAATCTTTATCTTCCATAAAATTTTCTAATCCCTTGTTTTTCTCTACTGTTTTCTTTTTCGGTTTATATACATCTTCATCAGGAAGCATTACATTCGGATCAAAGCCGCCTACAGTATAAGATGTATCATCACCTTCCATTGTGGTCCAAGATTCATAACCACCCTTTTCAATCAGCTTATTCCTTACATGAGTTTGTTTTTTCTCTTTAGCAATTCTTCTGAGAAATGCATAGTATATAATTTGAGTGAAATATGCAAAGGGATTTTTTGATTTTTCTGCATTAAAGTTACTTACATATTGTAAGCAATTCTCAATGCCATCAGCAATCATCTCATCCCTGTACGTGTAATTTATAAAATTGGGACGATATGATAGGTGTGTTGCTATCTTTAGGAAACATTCTCCAATATAATCAGTTACTGGCAGTTGTTCATCTGATTCTTCACAAGTTAATTTCCAATCAATCATAGCCTGTAAAAATCTTTTATTATCTACATAATGGGGCTTTTTCTCTTTTGTCAAATTATTCTCCCTATTGTTTTTAGTTAGTATAAAGAATACACTAAAAACAATAAAATGTCAAGGGACATAATATTTTTAATATAATAGATTATATAAGGATTTGATTAATGAATAGAATCTGATCCTGTAGCCAATCTTGTAGATAATTCGCCATCTTCTTCTACAAAATCATCTTCAAATTCAGTATGCTGAACAACTTCACGAGCATTATCTTCATTCATTTTTGATAAAACATATTCATAATATTTACACAAATCTGGTGATGCATCAGCTACCAAAATAATGTTATCGCTTTTAATTTCAAAGAATAAATCGTCTGTGAATGGTTGAACCCATTTACTGAGAAGTAATGATTCTGCAGCCCCTCTGGGTGTTTGTTGAGGAATGACTTGCATCAACAATGGATAACTAATTTTACATTCTTTTCCAGGCTCATTATTTTCAATCATACAAATGATATTTTCACCATTTGATAATTTAACTATTTTACATGGAGAAGTGTTCATTTTAGCATTCCTCTTTTATTTTGCGAAATAAATAGACATGCTGATTGCTCCTTCAAAGCATTAGGGTAGGTGGATGTTGTTGCATCGCGACCTACACTTTTATTTATAACCTTTCTCATTTCAATTTTATTTTTTTGATTTCGTAATCAAATTGTTCCTTGTTGTAGATATTGATTCTTTCAGAAAAGTGCATAAGAGTAAAGTTGCGCCTTTCCTTGTATGATATATCATCTGCAATATCAAACACTAGAATGGAATCCTTATTTGATGATATACGCAAGCCCCTCCCAATTGATTGCAAGACTCTAATTTTGGACTTACTCGGACTTGCGAGCACGAGGTTATTGATATTACGGATATTAATACCAGTGCTAAAAGTACCATAACTTGCAATGGTGATTGAACTTTTTTCTCTATCAACAATTTCTCGTATTTTTTCCCTTTCTTTTGTATCTGTTGCGCCGTATACAAAGAAGATGTTTGAGCCAACATTATCTTTCTCCTTTACTTTATCATATAAAATTTTACCATGCTTCTCAACTAACTGAAACAGACATAGAGTGTTCCCAGACAGGTGTGTTAGCAAATTAGCAATAAAATCATTTCTTTCATCATTTCCCACAAGGTATTGCAGCTCTTCTGCATACGTCATTTTGTTTTTTATCAGAGGGTGTTTTAGTATTATACACTTTATTTTCAAATTAGCAAGAGTCTTCTTGTCCATCAGTTCTTTTGTGGTTACTACTTTTCTTACTGGGCCGAACAACCCCTCCAATACAAGTTGATGTATTTGTGTATTATCCAAAGTTCCTGTAAATCCAAACCGATACTTACATTGATATAGTTTTGTCATAATCCCTGTAAGAGATTTTGCTTTAAACAGATGTGCCTCATCACCAAACACACAACCAAAGTTCGCAAAATATGATTTGGGCATCTTGTAGATAGATTGCCAAGTAGAGATTACAACGTTTTTAACTATTTTTCTGTCATACCCTTGATAAATCTTCTGACAATGTTTATCTGAGCTCCAACCATAATCTTGAAAATCAGAATACATCTGTTCTACAAGGGATGTGGTAGGGACAAGAATTAAAATTTTATGTCCCGCCATATGATAATAACGAACAAGGAAATATATTATTAATGATTTACCAGAAGCAGTAGGACTAACAATAAGAGAGCGATTTGTGGAAATAGCATGTTGTACCGCATCAATTTGATAATTCCTAACTTTAAGCAACTTTCCTTTGGATTTGGGTTTGAGGCTTTCAATGAAGCCTCTAACCACCTTACGTACAATCTTCCTATCATCTTTTACTCCATCTTCTATTATATATTTTATTTTATTCCTTACACAAAACTCCTTTATGTAAGATAATAATCCAACATATATTTCGCCTGAGTTTGAATTAAATAATCGTATTTTTCCATCCCACATACGATTTCTGTACATGGGCATAAATCTTGCACCAGGCACTTCAAAGGTGAAAAAGGAAGATAATTCTTTACTTTCAGATGGTGATAAATCAGATAGTATTAAATATACCTCATTCTTCTTTGAGATAATCATTTTTATATCATCCCTGCTTCAAACTTTTTCCATTCTGTCGCATTACGAATATCCCATCCACGATTATCTATGGATTTGATTACGCCGTCAATATACCTAATAATGCTTTCATAGTAACTAATCTTACCTTGTAGTTCTAAGATTTCATTATCAGAATTGATATACATTTGAAGATCAGTTTTCAATACCTTCAAATCAAATGGTTTCGCTACATATACCTTTGCGTCTGACTTGCCGCCATAATACTCCCATTTAGCACGATACATCTTTTGATGATCTGCTCTTCTCATTATGAGAAGCTGATCATACTTTGACCTATATTCTAACCATTTGGGTTTTATGTTTTGATTTTTAAAAGACTCTTGATCAAGCCTTTCTTGGTCCAGAATTGCAAGATCTTCTCTTGCTTCATGTTGTAGTTCTTCAAACGTCATAGTGTATTATATTACTTTATAGATTAAATGTCAAGGGTAAATTGTCTATAATGTGTTTATTTCATAAATTTTATAAGCAAAATCAGCTGTTGCCGTCATATATTCTACATCTGTTGCAGATTGAGTATACTCTAAAGCTCCTAACGATGTAGGATATATATCTTGAAAAACCACTTCTATAATAGGATTGTTTTTATTGGAAAGAATCATAACATATGCATCAGAAAACAATGCATTTGCTGGAGTTGATGGTTGTACATCACCAATATCTTGACTTGTTCCTTTTGTTGTTACTGCTACATTTGAGGTGTTTGCTCTAAAATCTTTAAATTGTTTTCTGTCTTTAGGAAATCCTATTGCTGTCAACCACTCATGTAATGAGATGTAATTTTCAAGATATTCATCAACAATGAATGTTATTGACATGTTTTCATAAGTTAAAGTAGATCCCATCAAGGGAATATCTTTATATGGTGTGGAAATACCGTTTCCCCCAAACTAATGCCTGGAATGTTTACAGTTACCGTAAAAAATTCCACCTTCGGTAATTGATTGATACCAAATTTAAATTGTGTGGGGCTTGCATAGTCCAACTTTGTTGGTTGTCTATCTATTACTTTGGTGGTTGCCATATTAGTATTTATAATAAAAAAAGAGGGTGCCTGAAAAAGCACCCTCTAAGTTTATAGTCAAGTTTCTTATTATGATTACATAAGGTTTGTAACTTGAACCCTACGATACCAAGCATTGGTATTTGCATCAAGAGATGCATCGGTATTAACCGTATCACCAGCAGCAACTGCACCAGCAGCAGCAAACGGGTTAGCAGCCATTCCGTAACGAGTCTTGAAACCAATCTTGGGTTGGAAGGTATTCTCACCAACCGCACGAACCATCTGTAGAGGAACGTATGGGCAATAGAAGAACCCTGCATCATAAGGAGAAGTTCCCTTATAACCGCAAATGTAATACTGTTTCGCAACTACGTTAGCAGCATATGGATCAACATAAACCTTGAAACGACCATTCATTACACCAGCAAAAGTGACAGAAGTGTCATCGACATTAAGGTTGTTGTTAAGAGCAGGAGTATAATCAAGCACACCAGCCATCTGAAGAGCAGAAGCAACGTCTGCCGAACAGATAAGCATATTACCTTTACCCCTACGAGTCTGTTGACCAACCGCATTGGCGTCACGTTCAATAGCGAACATTAGTCCCTTAAACTTCTCAACACTCCAACGTCCGTTAGAGTCTGTATCCAAGTCAAAGATACCAGCAGTTGTCGTATTAACCTGAGCACCCGCAACAGCGGTGATGTACAGAGCACGAATAACTTCACGGTTGATTTCTGCAAGAATTTCAGAACTAAGAATATTAGCAAGTTCTGTTTCTGCATCCAGACCATGAATTGCCTTCAAGTCTTGAGCAAGTTCCATCGTATACTCGGCCTTGAGAGCACGGGTAACAGCGGTAACAGTTGATTTCTCAATTGAGAACGCCATCTCTGCGAAAGCATTGGTAGTAGTATCACCCAAACCTTCACCCTGAGCAGTAGTCATACCTGTTGGTGACAAGTAAGTACCAGGCGAGCTATCGTTCAGAATAGCAGGGTTACTACCTGTCATTGCGGATGAAGTAAGATCACCAGCGGCATCATCGTTAGCAATACCACTATCTGCTTCATCAACAAGGGCTTCTGCGCCGTCCATTGAGGAATATGTAGACCGCATCGCAAAGATAAGACCAGTTGGTCCTGTCATTGGCTGCACACCACATACATCATAAGCAATAAGGTTAGGCATTGCACGCCGAACCAATGAGATTAGAATCGGATCCCATGTATCAAATTGTCCACCTGTACTAACAGTTGGAGCTGCTTCTGAAAGAAAACTTCTATCCTCTTTAAGAGCAGCTTCTTGATTTTCAAGAATAAGAGTGGTAACTGCCCGCTTATAAGAATCCTCAATCTTAGGAAGATCAGGGTGTTCTAGGACTGGCTGCCACTTTTCTTGTAGATGTTCTGTTTGAAACATTTGTTTCTCCTTTTATTTTACATCTTTTATAATAAAATGTTTATTTTATGCACTCGCCTTTTGATCACGACTGATAGCAGACATATACTTACGCATGGTATCTGTCGTATCAACGTCCTGTGCGGTGCTACCATCTTCATCATCAAATGTTCTAGTACTTGTTGTTGACATTTGAATCTTCGGGAAATAACTTTCCTTCAGAACATCAAGTTTGTCTCGGAAGGACTCTTCATCACTAAATTCAACATCTTTTGTCAAGTCTTTGAACTTTTCAATCTCTGTGTCGGCTAAATCTTCAGAAACTTCAGAAATAACCTGTTCACGAACTAGAGTATTTTTAGAGTTATTAAGGTCAACATTCTTTTGGATTGTTTCGTTCAGCTTGTCTTCTAGCTCGGAAATCTTATCTGACTGAGCTTCCAGAACGTCATACTTTTCGTCTGGAACATCAATATAATGATCTTCAAACAACTGTTTCAATCCAGAAATAAAGTCCTCTGCAATCTCGCCCTTCAAACCGCGCTCGATTGCCAACTCATTTTCCTTAGTCCATTCCTCGACAACATAGTTGAGGTAAGTATCTACCTTCTCAGTAAGCTCTTCCTTAAAGGTATCCATTTCTTGTTCTTTTGTGTCTTGATACTCATTTTCCATACGTTCTACTTCTGACCGTATTTTAGATTTAACTGCAGCTTCAAAAATTGTGGCAGCTTTTTCT